ATCTTCACGAGCAATCTGCTTAGATTCGGCGTACGCCTTCTTGCTAATATCGTATACGTCATAAGCAGCCCACACAAGAGATGCGATGGAAACGACCCATCCTATAAGAGGGATTGATGCACCACCCGCTGCTCTTGCAATTTTAGCAGTAATACCAGCTAAGCAGGAAATAAGAGCAGGACCACTAAGCAAAGCGTTAACTGCGATAGATGCAACACTATCAGCAGTTTCAAACTGCGGTTTATAAACCGTATGGTGCAACGCAATGATAGCATTAACGGTTTCGCTGTCGAGACCTTCAATCCTATTCAACGCAGATTCCATCAAAATGTATCTATCATTGGTTTGACACAAGTTTGAGTACATTCTTCAACATCTCCTTGTTCTTGGGCTGTGTTATCATCGTCACAAAGTCCTTAACAACATAGGGTGAAACCTTACCGCTATTCTTAGTAATGACATCTATAAGCGTATTGCCGATAGGGTTGCCGACCGCTTTTTTAATCGTGTTTACAACATCACCGTTGGAAATATCCAATACACCTTCTTCGTCGTTTGGTTTTGTAGTTGCTGTGTTATCTGGGTCGAAGAAGCGTCCGAAATCTGGCCAAGGAGGTCTCTCATCCTTTGGAATCAAAGCGTCTTCAACAGTTTCAACTTCTGGCTCACCTGGGGCTGGGGTACTTTTACAGCGGTTTACAAACGCATTGAATGCTGCAGTTCCCTTATCGTCCCTTGTCCAAGGGCCAGGGCACGGCTTTCCAGTAATATCAAAGTGGCGGACAATCTGTGCATCAGGATATTTCTGCAACAGATATGCAACAAGTTTCGCCGTGTTAGCCAAAGTGGCTTCACTCAAAGTAAACCCTTCATCGTATGGCTCGGTCTTTTTAGTAATCGTGCCGTTAAAGTTGCTACACATTTCGATTGAAATTGTATTCTTGTTATTGGCATCTTTAATCAATGCACCAGCACCATGAGTGCCACGTTCTTGTGCTGCTTTCAAATATGCTTCATAATCTTTCTTTTTGACACCGACCGCATGGCAGTAGTAATTGTCCAAATCGGGACTAAACTGGTATATCTCGCCATCGTCAACGATGAACTCAGCAGAACAGTTGCCAGGGAACACCGTTCTCGATGCAGAGCCAGGTTTAGACGAGGCGCCTGCGGTATAATGCAGTGCAATGTATTTGATTTGACGATTAGGAGACTGTGTAACGTTTATGGGAGTACGGTTCTTTTTTATACGGAAGTCCCCATCGGCAGACTCAACGATGTCTGCCTTCTTGTCGTCCTTTTTCTCCTCTTTTTTCTCTTCTTTATTTTCTGCTTTGGGTTCTTCTTTCTTTTCCTTTGATTCGTCCGCCTCGAACAAGGTACGATATAGGGACACGATGGCATCCTTTCTGGTGTCATCCAATCCGTTGTACCTATTTACTGATTCTATGAAGATATCTTTCATCGCAGTGCACCACTCTTTTCAGAAATAGTTTATAATGTCGAGGTGAGTAAAATGCCGCATTTACCGCTAATTCCGTCAGTTCAACATTATAAACTATTTGCATAACAATGTTGGCAAAAGCCAGATAGGTATAATTATGGATATGTTTGATATTCCGACAGAGAAAGAACTTCTTGGCCAAGTGAAGGCTCACTTGGAGTCTAAGAAGCCCGTTAAATCACTCGACGTGGACGAAGTGTTCCCGTTCTGGAACGCAGCTTCCGTGTCCACAGCAGACACCAATTCCATGCGTAAGCCGCAGAAGAAGGGCTTGGTTATGCCGAACGACAAGGTTGGTTGTGTACAGCCTCTCAAGACCATCAAGGAATGGAAGGCCGAACGCATCAAGGGCCACAAGGAAACAACGAGCGAAGCTCAGAAGGAACCCGAAGTCAAGAAGACCGCAAAGATGGAAGCCGCTGGTGGCACTCCGAAGTTCAAACCAGTCGATGCAACCGTCGATACGACATACACCGTCAAAGGTGCTCCGACCGTTAAGGGTAAGTCTCTTGTTGGCACAATCAAGCCAATCAAGGCTGGTGAGGCTATCGCAATCAGCGACATGAAGAAGCTCATCGCTGCAATCAGGACGAACAACCTTCCGAACAAGGTAGGTGTCGTTCAGCCGCAGAAGAAGCCGACCCTCAAAGTCGGTGGTCGTGATGACTTCGGTGTTGTGACGAGCGACAAGCCGATGAAGAACCCTGACCCGAAGGCATACGCAAAGTATGTCGAAAAGGACATGGACGGCAAGAAGACGGAAAAGCTTGTTGAACTCGGTAAGCCTGAGTACAAGAAGGAACCTCCGAAAACTTCTAAGACTGACCTCGTCGGCGTTGTTAAGGTAAAGAAGTAAGCTATGACGGAAAAACTGCCTATATACACTCCCCGCACTGTCAGGGAGTTGCATCGTAACCTTGTGCGAAATCCTGTGCCCGTGCATCAGGGTTTCATCAGGTGCCGTATAGGCGACCTTCCAGTATCTTACGACCCCGACTACGACGGGAAACATCACGTAGATGACGTTACAAAGGCGCACACAGCGCCTCCTCCCGAGACGGTCAATGCAAACATTGATAACTTTACCGCACCTGGCCTGTCATTGAGCTATGCCAAGGAAAGCCATTACAAGTTCACTGTTTACATACCGACTACGGAGGATAACGAATACAATGACTCTATTTCGATAGGCATGTATTGTGACGACTACTACGAGAACTACTGGGCGCTTCACCGCTACATGGAAACCATCCAGAGTGGCCAGACGGACGCATTCCCTATCCTAGACCACAACCATAGGGTATACGGTTACGACCACAGGTACAGGAACAGGCTGATGTTCATACCCCATATCGACTTCCACTTCGGAGACGATAGGGCCCAGCATCACATGATTGTCCGTTACTACCGTTGCTTCCCGACAAGCATAAGTTCGCTGCAAGTAACACCTGGCAGTGCAGCAGCGTTGAAGTTCACCATGTCGTTCAACTACCAGATTAAGAGGATTATCCGCCTCCCCGACCCCAACTCGCTTATGTCAGCTATATGTGTTGTTACTGGTGGAGAAACCAGTAACTCCTACTAGGAGCATTTATGGCAAGTACACCGTCAACACCATATAACCAAGTTACCCATGTAACACCCGTGATGCACAATACGGAGCGTGCTACCGACAGCTACCTCCAGAAGTATTACCAACATGCGGAAGGATTTGTTCCAAACAAGTTCCACATCGGGTTCAGCGGCGAGTATGTGGAAAAGGCATTGACGGTAATGCAGGTGAACTGTGCTGGTGATAAATACACTCACGCACCTAAAATGTTCAACGGTTCGGCATACTTGATGAGAAAGTTCAGCAACTTCATCGACGACCACTGGGATAATGAAAAGCGAATCCTCAACATGTTGTGGAACTGCAAGTCAGTAACCCTTCCGAAGCCATCGCTTAGCCTTGACTCAATAAGCTCGCTTGACAGCATGAAGGACTTAACATTCCATATGCCTAAAAAGGTGCAGAGTGGCGACCTGTCTTTGACAGTAGTTGATGACCAGTACCTTATGTGGTTCAACTTTTTCAATGCGATGTTCAACTCGCAGATTTCTCCGCTAGTTCTACGCCCCAAGTCTGGTTTCCACAAAATCGACATCTCGGTAGAACTTCTGAATGGAGCTACCGCCAATGACTGGGCAGTTGATTTGAACAAGGCCGCATTGGCTGCGTCCGCCCCGTGGCTGGAATACGCCCCTGGCACTAGAACTAACCTTGACGTTATTCAGATGTCTGAATACAATTCAGTCGTATTGTCGTCAGCCCCTGTTATCGACCCAGACAACAGCAAGATGGACCTTGCCACATTCACTGTGCAATTCAAGGTTCCGAACACTCTCAACGGAACATTCAAGAAGAGCGACCGTGGACTTCACGACAACACCACGGTAACTCAGGCTACAGTTGGTTCCAGCGAAACCACGCTGGACTACAACCTGAGGTTCTGGGAAAGAGAGAAGAAGACAATGCTTAACACTCGTAATAGCTATGAATCACTCAACCCGCAGGATGAAGCTGATTTCAACAAGAGGTTAAAGCAAAATAGGGGCTTTATTCCAGTCCCCCAAAATGCAAAGCAATAACGCTACTTTATCAGCGTAGTTATTTTCTGCTGTAAATTCAATGTCTTGAAATTTCCGAACAGAGGAAGAAGCTTAGAATACGCATCGTAGATTCTGAGGTTGTTCTTCGTCATCGGAATATCTGATGTCGGTACATCTATGATTGAATTCAACTTCTTTGAATAAAGTTTACGTACATCCTTTCCGTACTTGCAAATTCCCCAATGAGCCATCGTCGGTGTACGGATGATTCCGTTGTCAAAATCATTGACAAACGCTGACGGCAACTCGCAACGAACCGCCGACATCACACAGCGGTCGAAAATGCCGCTACGGTAGCCAAGATAATGGTCAACACGGTTGTCCATGAAGGTTACGTACTCGATAGAACGGTTAGTCAGGAAACGGGTGCAATCTTCCTTGGTTGCTGGATATACAGGAATCTTGTCCTTCTTCAATATCCGCTTGCATATCTCGTTGTAGCTAATCCTAGGCTTGTACCACAGGTTGATACATTCCGAGTCTATCTGGTTCAGGTTGAACTCGTATAGGTAACCATTGAGGGTGACATTGCTTGTAGGGATGTCAGCCCACCTTGTATTGCTGACATTACGGATAATGCTGTCAACAAACCATTTCGGGAGATACTGCTTGAACATTGTTATCAAGCGGGTAGGGGAGTTCGACATGTCCTTTAAGATTGCTTGCACGTGTTCATCAAAATATCCGTCGCAGACAGCCTGCCATTCTTCGAGGTCATCGAAACTGAGCTTGTTGAAAGGAAGCGGTATTAACCCATTGTGACTATTCTTGAATTTCAATTTTTCGTACGGTATGTAAAGGAAGTCGCATCCGTGGAACTCGTCAAATTCAAGGTCGGGTAGGATTACACTAAGTCTCTTTGCATCGTCATACGAGATAAAGTCGTTGTACTTGTCGAGCGGTTCGCCGAGAGTTCCAGTGTTGTAGAACACAACCTCGTTTTCTACGTTCTGTGCCTGGTTATGGGCTTCGATAACGGAGTCCAGCGTATAACCGACAACTATCCTTTTTATGCTATGTTCTTTAATGTCCGTCATCATTGCTCCTTCATCGTAGACAAGATTTTCTTCATGCCCATGTTCTTCTGAATGTACGGGTAAATGTGTTTATCCAGCCACCTGCTGTCTGGAAGGCCAGTGAAGATGTCGAAAATCTTTCCGTCAGGTTCGCAGAATATATGCATCGGTTTAAGGGTTAGACCCAACGACTTGTATATCTTGCATTTTTCTGGTTCGGGTTCGACCACTATCTTGACCATATTGTTCGAGCTGTCGAGCAAACCTTTCTTGTAGAACCAGTCGTGAATGTCTGCCAAAGAGGAACGGCACTTGGGGCAATCGTTCTCACCGTCATAAAAGATAAACATCCACATCAAAGTGTTTCGGTCCATGAAGTTAGCAAAGCACTCGTTACCGAAGTCTACCAATTGTTGGGACAACGGCTTGTACAGACCGACATCAAATTTTCCATCACAACAAAGCTTACCCATAGTTGAATACAGCTACTTTACAATGGATAAAATACATTTTTATACTTTCTTCTCTGCGTTATTGTAGTCAGGGAACTTGATTTTGGCCATTTCGTCCTGAACTTCCTTAGGATGACCGTAAAGAAGGTTCGGGGAGCCAAGCGTAACAAGGGTGATTAGACTATCTTCCGAGTTGCTCGGGACGGTTCCCATACCGTCGTTTTTAATTATCTGTTTGCCAAGAACGACATACTCATCACAGTAAATCGGGTCAGGTGCGGCAAAGTCGTCCCTCAACTCCTTGGCCTTGGCATACACATAAATCGACGAGCCGACATCGGGGCCCATCAGGTTTGCCAAGGTGACATTCATCTTCTTTCCGAGGCTAGCCATATAACGGCGACGGATAAAGGGAGAAACCTGATACATATTGTGGGTGTTTACCGTACAGTCACGAATGGTGTAGGCATCACCGAAGCTATAACCCGCAGGACCGAAAGCATTGTCGATTTCATCCTGATTGGTGTAACCAGCACCTTTCAAAAGCTTGCTAAAACACGGGTTGTCACACAAGCCGACATCTGGCTTGTTGTCAGTCAGGGTCATGTACGTGATGTGCGGGAAAAGGTCTTTCTTGTGCTTTCCAGCATCGCTCCACCTGTTGTCCGTGGTGTAGAACCAAGTGACATAACCAGAGTCGGAATCCTCGAACATCGACGCATTGCCGCCACGCTGTGCGTTCACATAGTACATGAAAAGCTGGTGCTTGTAGTATTCCTTGGAACGGTTAATGCTCGATACAAGGTAGTTGCACTTTTCCGTAGAGAAAGTGTAATAAACATAGTCGCCTTCAAGGAAGGAATGCTCTACGATATGGTTTAGAGTATTTTCCATATCAGACTTGACGACAATCCAGTTCATCATGTCTCCCGTCGTTTTTGGCGGGATAACAATTACAGGTTCATCAATCTGGCGATGCTTGAACACCTGCTGCATCGTTTCCGTGGACGTACCGTACTTCTGGAAAGTCCTAGTGTCCATCGTCTCGAATGCACCCAGACGGAAAGAAATGTTCTGGAAGCTGTTGTTCGTTCCATTCACAACCTGAATTGGCGAAGCCTCAATTACGACAAATGTCAACGGAGTATTGTCCATCGCCTGACTTCCAGTATTGTTGAATTTCATGATACCGTATTCACCAGTATGGATAATAGCATTTGCATCATCAACGTTCTTTACTGTCGCAATTCCGTATGGAATTCCGTTCATTGGTATATTGAGAACAAACTTGGTCACGAGGGAATTAGGGTACACCCTTCCCATGAGATATATTTCTATCGAGGCGTTGTCTATGTTATCTATATTAAGCATGAATGCCTACCTATCGAATGTTTGAATCGTATTTCTTCAACCAAGTCAAAGAATCGTTTAGTTGAGGAACAATCATTGCCTTGCCGACAGTCACCTCGCTAACCACACCGTTAAACAAGTTATTGTAATGCAACCAGTATTCTGGAGTTATTTCAAGTTCGTCGAGCATCTTCTTATACTCGGCTTCTAACTGTGCTCCACGATACCCTTTCATGTACAGCTCATTGTAAACGCTTTCCTCAAATATACGAACAGAATCACGGCACGGCAAGGGGTTGCGAATATGGTTAACCGCACAGAACACCTTGCACATTCTGCTGCTTCCCATCGTGCGTCTAGCTATTACGTCAGGGCGTCCCTGTTCATAACCTTGAACATTATCCAAGGTCAGCATGGAAAGGTTGTCATCCCTAAATCTCGGGTAATTTGTTTCATCAGCCATACAAACCTCCATTACTTGGACTTGTTAGAACTCTTGGTCGGGATAGGATAGAACAGGTTATCACCGATAAGGTGGATAAAGTCATGGTTCGGGCCAGGGGTCAGCCACGGCTTCAATGTCACAGACACCTTCATCGTAACAGGAATGCTTGCACCAATGCTGTTGATGAACAATTCTTCCGACGGCTGGATTTTAACATTCTCAATAACCATAGGTTCGATGTCAAGAACGTTACCTATCGTAACACGGACAGGGTTCGGCACAAGCACGAAGTTAGCTCCCATGAAAGTGCTTCCCTGAATGTACGCATCCAATACCTTGGCTATGATTTCGTTCATTCCATCAACAAGATTTTGCTTGTTCGCATCTGCAAACTGTCCATTCTCGCTCATTTCCTGTGCGTTCTGGTCAATCTTCACTCCAAGCGCCTCAGCAGCATCCCTGATGGTCTGGGCGATAGCGTTTCCAACCTTGACACCACTTCCAGCGGCATCGACAACTCCATTACTAAGCTGTCCATTTTCACTTTCAAGCAGGTCTTTAACTCCACCCAGTTCAGTGGCATTTGCTTCGCCAACACTGAGTACGGTATCGCCAGCAGTTATCCAAGCATCAGCTACACCTTTCAACGAATCCTTCAAGTTCTTTGCGTTGATGAACGACTGCTGCATACCCGAATTTGTTGCCGCTTTCAGGTTATCAAAAAAGTCCTTCTTGTCAGTGTAAGCCTTACGTACATAGGCAAGTTGCAAAAGTCTATGTATGGAAAGACGGAACAAGTCTTCCTGTTCAGGCATATACCAAGTGAAGTTCAGGCTTATGGGAAAGTCCATGCTCGAACCGCTAAACTTTCTCAATGTAGCTGCACCCGTAGAGGTAGAGTCCATTCCGTACACTTCCATTGAAGAGCCAAGTTTTTTGCTGATGCCTCCAACGACTGAGGTAAGCTTGTCAAGAAGCGAATTCTTTTTGTTTTTATCGTCTACTTTATTATCCATCAGGAGAGATGTAATGGCGCCTGCTGCTGTTCCCAGACCAAAACCTGTTACATCATATCCTCCAACAGCGTCACCGATAGCTTCTCCAGCACTGGCACCCAACGGCATAGCAACCGCAGGGGATTTCAAAATTTCAACAGCACGGTCGAACGAAGTCTTCGGGTCTTCTTTTTCCCAAGTGCTACTAAAAGTTATATTCAAACTTCTAAGGTCACCTGGGGTCAAGATACCATAGAACGGCTTAAACGCCTCTGGGTTCATCGCATAGGCCATACGCAGTTTCAACGCATCGGCTGCGGCATGGATAGGCCCTAGGAATGCCTGACGGGCGGCAGGGCCAAGAGGCTCAATCCTGACAACGTTAGGATTCAACTCGTAAAGGGAGTTGTGGATTGCACCTTTCGCATCCTGCTTGTAACTTTCCTTTATGCTGTAACGGGTTCTTTTCCCGAATATGCCCTTCTCATTGTCTGCCATACACTAACCCCTCACAATTCTTTCTACTTCATCAATATAAGCGGCATCACGTGCCCTGTCACCTTCTGGGTCCTTCATGTTTTCAGCAACTGCCTTTCCAATTTCAGATGCCAGCACATGAATTTCTTCCGTACTCAACGACATCCTGTTAAACAGCTGGACATCGTTCAATACAGGTGTAACATCACGCTCAGCCCGTGCAGCCATATCCATTCTAGCGTCCAAGAGTGGCGATGGTTCTTCCGTCTCAGAAACCTGATTTACATCCTCGTAATAATTACTACTCTTATCAGCAGTACGGTCGTTTGGCTCCCTTTCCGTAGATGAAACCTTTTCATCTTCTCTTATTTGTAGCGGACTGTCGTCCTGATTGTTCATAGCATCAGCCGCACCCGAGATGTCGTTTGCCAGTTCCGTGATGGAATTTTTATCAAGCAAGGCATTTTCCTCGGTCGATGTACCACCTTCGTCATGCAACTTCTCAATCAGGTCATTCTCGTTCTGTTTGACATCATCAACAAGCTCTTTCAGGCTATTTAAACTATCCTCTGCAAGTTCAACCGATTGTGGAGCATCAGGCGTTTCCTCAGGAACTTCCACAGGTTCGGGCTGCTTGTTTTCCACTTCCACCTGAACATTGACTGGGGCGGGTTCATCAACATCCGTATTTGCAACGGAGTCACCAAACTGTTCCAAGATATCGTCCAGACTATCGTTGATTTTTCCCAAGCTTTCGGTTACTTCGGGAACACTCGCTTTATCTGAATCAGTCAACTTTTCGCCAATATCGGTCAGCAAGGTATTCTGTTCTGACTGGGCAGCAGCAATGTCACCCAACAAGGATTCCTCTTTGCTCGGCTCCTTTGGCTCGTCAGCTACAGGTTCATTGGCATCAGCCTCGGATAGTTTCTCACCAATATCGGTCAGCAACTTATTCTGTTCCGTCTGGGCCGAAGCAAGGTCTTCCAACAGAGTTTCCTCTTTGGTAGGAACATCAGGTTTGGCTTCATCCGTTGCAGGCTCATTGACATCAATATCGGACAATTTCTCGCCAATATCGGTCAGTAATGTATTCTGTTCGGCCTGTGCAGAGGCAATGCCGCCAAGCAAGGTTTCCTCTTTGCTCGGCTCCTTTGGCTCATCGTTATCGGCAACATCCGATGCTTCCTTCTGAGGCAAATCTACATCAACCTTTACTTCGACTGGCTTGACATCTTCCTTTACGATGTCAGTCTCTTCGTCTACCTTTTCTTCCTCTTTGTGTTCATCTTCGTTTAGAGCAGCGTCGTTGACAGCATCATCACGGGTCACATCAGCACGAAGTGCATCACCTTGGTTTTCCAGAATGCGGTCGAGGTCATTCTGTATATTCGACAGGAACTCCTGCTGTTTAGCCGTGTTCTCTTCTTTTTCCCTTTGTTCTGCATTTTTGCCGAAAGCGTCCTTTACTTCATTCAAGGATGCAGCAAACTCGCTATTGTCGATAGCGCTTCCAAACTGTTCAACCAGCTCGTCGTTGGCATTTTTAGCGTTGGCCACCTGCTGTTTGAGAAACTCCTTCATCGTCTGCTCGTTCTCTTTCGGCAATGCGGCAAGAGCGTCTGCAATCGACTGAACCCCGTCATTTGACGGAGTTGTTTTGGGAGCCTGATTAGGCGTTTGGGTAGTTTGAGTTTGCTGTGTAGTGGCCATAATGCACCTTCCGATTCAATGATAGTTTATAATGCAGACACGATTTTTGACCAGATATAAACTATTATCGAAACATTCGGCATAGAATCAAATGGCAAAGTGCATTACAGACGTAATTTCTCCAAGGCAGGAAACTTCGGCTACACAGTCGGATTCCAGCATCGTGAGCAGCTTTACGGAAGCTGTCGAGAAAGCGGCTAACTCCATAAATAACGTCAGTAGCAAGCTGGAAGCAACAAACTGTACAAAAGTCGTTTTCGACTGGTGCAGGGAAACAATGGGCATAAACGCCTATGCCGCAGTGGGCATGATGTCCAACCTGAATTGGGGATTCAAGCAGTACAACAATTTCAACTTCCCTGTCGGCATTGAAGGGGCCCTCACACTAAGCAAGAGCCTCTGCCAGACGATAGGTACGTGGATTGCTTGGATTCAGGCCACAATCGACATTGCAACCAAGGCTGCATTCGTCCTGTTCGCAAAGATTGATGCTGCCCGTCTACAACT